TTTGATATGTGGAAAGATGACGGAATCGTACCTCGTGAAACAAGTGAACAATACTACAACGAAACCTATAAAAACGGGAACAAATGAAATCGCAAAAAAATCGCACAAAGATCGCAATCAACCACTACATTCCGGTAAAGCCAAACATTGCCCGAATGAAAAGGTGGTGGAAAAATCAATCGGTACACAATGACAAAGGGGGATCGTTCAATGTATCTCTTTATCTGGACTACTTAAATGCAATCAATCAGCAATGAGTTGGGATTGGTACATCGATAATCGAATCGACTTAACTGATGATGAGATTGCAGAATATTTCCGGTATAAATACCGAGGCGGTTATTACGTTGAAATGAAAAGGCAAATCTGTAAAATATTAAGGGCGAAGGGTTACACAACGTCACACATCGGTGTAATGCTTTACGGCTCACCTGATCGACATGATGCGGTGATTCATCACATGAAATCAAAGCCATTTCACAAAGCAACGGAGGTTCAAATCAATTGGCGGTCCTGGATCAAAGACAAACTTTATCCTATCAGTTCGGAACAAAGCAAGTACGATGACAACACCGGAGCATATTATCGAATGGAATATTCTTTGAAACATGTATCGGAATTGATAAAATAGTTATATTTGTAAACGGTTTCCATCTCACATTATAGAAACTTAAGGGAATTACTGCCCGATTATTTGAAAGCGAAGTGAGATGCGCGAGTAAAATGATCGGGTTTTTTTATGCCTAAAAACGAATGAATATGGTAACAATTTATTTTAACAAACATGAAATAACAGTTGATAATACTTACGATGAAATCAGAACACTAATTGAAACGGCTATGAGTAGACATACAGATTGGATTGAAGTATCTATGATCAAAAAAAGATATGATGAATGTGAGAATAAAATGAACGAAACTATTTGCAGAATTGCAGTCAATATACAAACTATCAATTATGTACAATGAGTGGATGGATTAAAATACACCGATCAATAACTAGTCATTGGATCTATACAGAAAAACGTGTATTTAGCAAGTTTGAAGCATGGAATGATATTCTGTTAACAGTTAACTATGCAGAAAGCAAAGCAATGATTAAAGGGAAAATATATCATGTCAAACGTGGAGAAAGTATACTATCATTGGAAAGTTGGGGGAAACGTTGGAACTGGGAGAAATCAAAGGTGAGGCGGTTTCTGAATGCGTTGCAAAGTGATAACATGATAGTTATAGTTAGTGATTCAATAACGACACGGTTAACTGTCTGTAATTACGGCACTTATCAGGATGATCGAAACACAGATGAAACACAGATGAAACGCAAACGAAACGCAGATGAAACACAGACGAACCTAATTAAAGAAGATAAAGAAGATAAAGAATATAAACATGTATACAGATCGTTCGGTCATTTGTCAATTTCACTCGATGAGTTCAATAAACTATTTAAAACCTATTCAAAGGAAAAAATTGACTGCATACTGGATGAGATTGAAAACAACGCAAACAACAAGAAATACAAATCTTTATACCTAACTGCCAAAACATGGCTTAAACGAAACGAACCGGAAGCGGAAGCAATGATTGTTGATCCTTTGGTTGAATACGTTCACAAACAACTCGGAATAAAATGAAAGGGGATGCAATCAAATATCTTATTGACTACAAAAACGGGAAAATAAAAAAGGGTTTAGGTATAGACTGCATCCTGGATGATCACCTTCGCTTCAAACGTAAACAACTGAACATTATTCTCGGTCATGACAACGTGGGAAAAACGTATTGGATAAATTGGTATTTCCTAACTTTGGCCGTAAAGCATCAGTTGCGTTTCTGCATTTGGTCCGGAGAAAATCAAAAGGGACAAATACTCAGGGACATGATTCAAATGTACATTGGTCAAAAGTTTACCGAAATAGATGAGCAAAAAATAATCAGTACGGCAACATATTTGGAACAGTACTTTGAATTTTTGCCAAATGATAAACTTTACAAACCGACTGAACTATTGAAACTATTTGAAGAAAGCGAATGCGATGTTGCGCTCATAGATCCATTTACGGGATTGGATAGGCAAATGACATTTGAAGGAAACTATACTTTTTTGAATGAGGCGAGGCAGTTTGTGAACAGAACCGGAATAACAATATACATAAATACGCATCCGAATAGTGAAAGTGGAAGATCAGGAAACCTTTATCCAGATAACCACGAATGGAAAGGATCATTAAAGCCACCATTGAAGGACCATATTGAAGGCGGTAAGGCATTTACAAACCGATGTGATGATATGTTTGTGATTCACCGATTGATCAAAAATGAATCAATGAAATACTTTACAATGGTGAACGTGGAAAAGATAAAAGACACCGACACTGGAGGACAACTGACACGGATAAATGAACCCGTTTTGTGTGAATACAACAACGGATTGGGTTTCAAAATTGCAGGGGTTGATCCTTTACGATTCAATCCATCGGCAACATTTCCGGCAAAGAAACCAATTTCGCAGTATATTAAACCGAATGATTTACCATTTTAAAAAACCAACATGGCACAACTTGAAATACTAAAAGCACAAATCGACATCCAGGCATTGATTCAATCTTTGAAATTATCTATTGAGGAAGTCACACGAAAGAAACCGGAAAGCGAATACATCACCGGAATGACTAAACACCTGAACAACATGATTGATGTAAACCACGTTTTACGGGAAATGGAGCAGGAAATCAAACGGCTCAATCAAATGAATTTCAACTATCACAAGGTATCAATGGATTTGAAGTACGAAAACGGGAAACTTAAAGATCAGGTCAAACACTTAATTGAAGGGATATGATAAAAGTAGGTAGTGATTTCTCAGGAGTTGGCGCATTCAATCAGGCACTCCAGAGATTAGGAATAGATTATAAAGAAGTTTTTGCGTGTGACATGGATAAGTATGCACGGCAAACATTTATCCACAACTATGGGGAGCCAGAGTATTATCCAATGAACGTATACGATCGTGAAATACCGTCTGAATCGTTGGATATTTACATGACATCACCACCATGTCAGGCATTTAGTTTGGCTGGAAAGCGTTTAGGCAAGGATGACAAAAGAGGCATTCTGTTTTTTAACTCACATGAGTTCATACAAAAGAACCAACCAAGATATTTTATATTTGAAAACGTAAAAGGATTGCTATCAGATGACAATGGAAAAACGTCTCAGGAATGGATCAATATGCTCGGAGGGAAATCAGTCAATGGTGTTCCGGTCCTATTCCCTTATGAAGAATCAGTTGATTATCATATTTACTATAAGGTACTGAATGCAAAGCACCATGGTGTTCCACAGAATCGGGAAAGGGTGTTTATTATTGGCATTAGGGATAATCAGGATAATGTATTTCAATTCCCGAAAGAAGAACATTTGATAAAGCGACTGAAAGATGTACTTGAAAATGAAGTTGACGATAATTATTTTTTGAGTGAAAAGAATTACAAATCGTTCTTAAATAAACCTAAAGCGTTTGGAGAGAAATTTAAATTAATAAATCCAGACAGTTATGCAATGGCATTAACAACAAAACATGGTTGTGGTGTTATTACAAATAACTATATTAAATGGAAACAATCAAAAAGTGGAATTCGATTTTTAACAAATAGAGAATATTTCCGACTAATGGATTTCCCTGATACGTTTACTTGGCCCGTGTCGGATTCACAAGCATACAAACAAGCTGGTAATTCAATAGTGGTCGGTGTACTTGCCAAAATAATAGCTAAATTGAAACTATGAAACGATGTAAATCATGCCGTGAGCAATTCACCCCATTCAACTCACTCCAGAAATACTGCTTAAAGGATGAATGTGTGAAAGTATTTGTTGCTGAGGTCAAAGAAAAGGAATGGAAGAAACGCAAAGCAAAGGCGAAAGCGGAACTGACAACGGTTCAGGACTATCTGAAAATCGCACAACAAGTATTCAATACCTTCATACGAAAACGGGATCAGGGAAAGCCATGTATTTCATGTGGCAAAAAGTTGGTAGGTAAGTTTGACGCATCGCATTACTACAATGCAAATAACCATTGGAATGTGAGGTTCGATGAAATGAATGTGCATGGTGCATGTGTCGAATGCAACCAGTGGAAGCACGGCAACCTGATCGAGTACGGTGTAAGGCTTGAAAAGTTGATCGGTCCGGATGAATTCGCAATCCTGCGAGAGGATGCCTACAAATTGCGGAAATTCTCAATCGATGAACTAAAAGGAATCATTACCGAATACAAAAGGAAGTTGAAGGAAATGTAAAATTTTCCTTTCCATTTATAGTATATTAACTTAAATTGTTTATATTTGTCAAAATTAAAACGTCAAAATCATGAATCAAACGAATCAAAAGTATCTCGCAGCCTTCGTTGAATTGTACGGGGAACTGCAAACGAATCCGAAAGTACATGTATCGGATATCGCAAACAAGCACAAAATCGGAAAGCATCCGTTTTCCATGCTCGTGCAAATGGGGATTGTTTCCAGAACGAAAAGCGGAATGACATGGATCGGTAAAGAACCGAGCATCCAAATGGTCATACAAATCCGTTTAGCAATCAGGCAATATCACATTGAACTCGATAATAAAAAGAAAGTTCAGGGCGAATTGTTCAAAAGGTCGAAACCTAATCACCGCATCCGAAAGGAAACGCACATCGAATGGGAGCAACGAGTGAAACTACAAAAACCGGAAACAACTGACATTCCGATTAAACAACCTTTACCTGATAGCTCAATGATCAGCGAATTCATATCACATGAGCATGTTGAAACCAAAAAACTAAATTGGTTCCAACGAGTAATGAAAGCAATATTTAACCTTTAATAAATCAAACAATGAAAAAACAAACCGAAACACAAACATTCGAGGATGCGATTCCAAAGCCGCAAACCATTTGGTATAAACTATGGTGCGCAAAGCAGGAAATCGGAAAGATTACAAAGGGATCAAACAACCCATTTTTCAAATCAAAGTATGCCGACCTGAATACTATTATCGAGGCGGTCGAACCAATCCTGCATAAATACAACCTTTTGTTATTGCAACCGATTCAAGGGAATCATGTATGCAGTCAGATAATCGACATTGAAACGGGTGAACGCATTGAAAGCTCTTTGGAGTTACCGAACATTCAAGATCCGCAGAAGCTCATTGCTTCCATAACTTACTACCGAAGGGGATCATTGCAAACGATGTTGAGCCTCCAGGCGGTGGATGATGATGGCAACGAGGCAAGTAAAGCGGTAAAGGAACAGAAATCGGAAATATTGACCTTAAACGAAAAGCAATTCATTTCAGCAGTTGGAGCAATCAATGCCGGAAAATATACGGTACAGTACTTTTTCGACAAGTATTCCTTAACTCCCGAACAGATCAACGTACTAAACGAACTAAACGCATAACATCATGAAACACGAATTTATCGCCAGAGCATCGCAAATGGGTGCGCTAATGACTAACCCCCGAACGAAGGGCGAAAGTCTTTCAGAAACGACAAAAACGGCAATTCAAGAAGCCGTACTATTCAACAAGTACGGAATAGAAAAGCACATCACCTCGAAAGAGATGGAAAAGGGAACGCAGAACGAGGAAATCGGGATCGAAATGGCATCGCAGTTGTATGGTTGGTTTGGAATAAATGAGATCGTAAAGCAAAGATTGTTCAATGATTACGTTTCTGGTGAATGTGACATCCTAACTGATTACGTTTTAGCCGATATCAAATGCCCGTTCAAAGGATCTAATTTCCCATTTTTCGAAACCGAGGTCCCGAACAAAGCCTATTTTTTTCAGCTCCAGGCATACATGTGGCTATCGAACCGACAAGAAGCGGAACTACTTTACTGCCTGACGAACACACCTGATCACATCATTGACGATGAAATTCGGAGGGAAATTTGGTATTGTTCAGCACAACCGAAATACCGCAACATGAGTGAACTTGAAATCGAGGAAATGTGTGACGAGCGAATCCGGAAACAACATATCTTTGATCATATCCCTTTGGAAAAGCGAGTAAAGAAGTTCATTATCAAAAGGGATGAGGAAGTGATTGAGGCAATGAGGCAACGGATCATACTTTGCCGGGAGTATTACGATTCTATTTACGAAATAGCATAACGGTTGGGTATATATGCAGTACCCGAAACAGAAACTTTAAAATTTAGTATAAACCTTAATAGGGTATTGCATATATACCTTGTTAGCAAACGTTTGAAAATATGATTGATTTTAAAAAGTACGATGAAGAAAACCCTCAAATTTGGGATGAATTTAAAAAGTATTCTTTTATCGCAAAAAACAAAAGACAGTTTAAGAATTACTCGTCAAAAGGAATTTTTGAAATAATTAGATGGCACACAGCAACAGGAGGTAATGATAAGTTTAAACTAAACAACAATTACCACGCTGATTATGCTAGAAAAATGATGAGTAATTATCCTGAATTTGAAGGCTTTTTTAGAGTTAGGGAATTAAAAGCAAGTAGGACTTAATGTTTGATTAACGGTCATGCAGACGGTCGTTTCAATGCCGTTTGATTACCAGAATTAACAATTAACAATTAAAAACAAAGCAAAATGAGTGAAATTATCAAAGTAACCGGAAAGGTACACAGCATCGGAAAAGAGCAAATCGTATCCGAGAAATTCAAGAAAAGAGAAATCGTACTTGAAACAACGCAAGGCAATTACAAGAACCATCGAGTAATTCAGTTCACAAACGACAAAACGGGCCTCCTGGACAACGCAAAGGTCGGAATGGATGTATCTATCAACATTAACTTAAAAGGTCGCTTATGGACCGGAAACGATGGAATAGAAAAGTGTTTCAATACAGATGAGGGATGGACCATTGAACAAGTGGGAGCCAAACCAATACAAAACACATCGGAAAAAATGCATGTATCCGGATTGCGTGGTGAAATAGCGCAGGATCATTTCGATCAGCACATGTATGGGAACGATAATGACCTATTTTAAGCGGAAACCATGACATCAAAAGAATTAAGCAACATAAATTCCATAGTTCGAAAGATGATAACGGACCATATCACCAAAAACGGGATGACAATCGCATCCTTCAGCCGTGAAAGTGGGGTGCATCAGTCACAGTTATGGATGTACATGAACACCCCGGACAATAAAAAGGGGCTGCACTCATCGACAATCGAGAAAATCGGGAAATATTTACATAAAAACATGTAACTTGAAGCCTGAAATGCAACAATGCGACAAATACATCAATGGTGTGCCTTCCCAATCGTGGTTGGCCACCATTGTTACGTTGGAAGTTGATGACTTTGTGATGATCGGATTCGCTTGTGATTACTATACGGCAACAATTCCGACAATATGCATTGAAAACAAGGTGAACGAAAGCGAGATACTCCAGGTTTTGCGGAAAAATCAAATCGGAATCCTTTGGTCGCATCACATAGGGCAATACATTTACATCGCATTCAGTCGCAATTCATTTGAAAATTAACTTACATTTGTATGTTTGATGTTAGGTTTGGTTAAATAACAATGGAGGGGGTGTGATGTTGGTTTTGTGATTTGACGATTATGTAGGTTCTCCTGCATCCCCTCCAAACCAAACGATAAAAACGGGAAACAATGAAAAAGAAAATCAAAATAGCTTTAGGACTTTCACTCATGCCATTATTCGCATTGATATACTTTGCAGATAGGGCATTACTGATCATCCTTCCGCATCTGGAACAAAAGAAAATCACCCATTGGTTCGAATCAAATGAGGCAATGACCGGATCCTTCCTTCGGATGTTATCACTCGGAACGATCACCGGAACGTATTATCTCCTAACTTGGATATTCTAAACCACAAAAACGGGAACAAATGATGGCATACGATAAAGATAAACTACATAAACAAGCCATAAAAGCAATAACAGAAAACAACCTTTACTTTATCGAGGACATTATCACAATGCTCCCATGCTCAAAGGCAACCTTTTACGAATACTTTCCTTCGAACTCGGACGAATTGAACAAGATAAAAGAGATGATCGAGATGAACAAGGTTGCCCAGAAGGTCAAGATGCGTAAAAAGTGGGGTGATTCAGATAACGCAACCCTGCAAATGGCACTCATGAAACTCATATCAACGGATGATGAGCGCAAAAGATTGGCGGTGTCCTATGTTGAAAGCAAAACAACACAAACAAACGTGGACCTTTCCGGGCTGTCAACTGATGACATTTTAAACATCCTGAAAGAAGGTGATGAGGAATGAACGTAAAGAAGCGGTCAAAGAGTTATTGCGGTGCGAGGCATCACGAAGGATTCTATGGCAGTTTTGCATGTATTACGATCATGAGTTCTTTTCGAAGCGAACCTTTCTCAAAGATATTGCGGATGGTTTTCAAGCCATTGAGGATAAGGAAATAAAATCTTTGGCTGTATCGATGCCACCGAGGTCGGGAAAGAGTTACATCACATCACTATTTTGTGCCTGGACCATAGGTCGAAATCCGGAAAGGTCAGTCATGAGAAATACTTGCACGTCAACCCTATATCAAAAGTTCAGCTACGATGTTCGTGCCATTGTAAAATCCGATAAGTTCAAAAAGGTATTTTCAAACGTAATTTTATCCGATGATAAATCCAATCTTCAGGGATGGAACACGAATTCAAGTAAGCAAGTCGGGTATTTTGGTGCAGGGGTTGGCGGTACTATTATCGGATTCGGAGCATCAAACGTGGCTATCACCGATGACCTTTACCGAGGAATTGAGGATGCACTATCTGACACGGTGAACGATCGCATTATCCAATGGAAGGAATCAACGCATGATTCCCGTTTTGAATCAGGATGCGCCCGAATAGATATCGGAACCCGTTGGTCCTTGAATGATGTCATTGGTCGGAACATGGAGATGGGAGCATACGATCGCACGGTTATAGTTCCGGCAATCGATGAAAACGGGAAATCCTTTTGCGAGGATGTAATGACAAGTGACGAATACCAAACCATAAAGAAACGAATGGCACCGGAAATATGGGAGGCTGAATACATGCAGACACCGGTCGACATGAAAGGCCGTCTATTCAATCAGCTTAAACACATCGATCAAAGCGAATTCGAAGCCATAAAAGACAAGATCGAGGGATGTGTTGGTTACATCGATGTGAGTGATCAGGGTGCGGATTATACCGCATTGGCTATTTGTGCCGTGATTCAAAACGAACTTTACATAGTGGACTATCTCATGACACGAGACAATACAGATATCACTATTCCTTTATGCGCTGAAAAGTTGAGCAAATGGAAAGTGACATATTGCAGGGTGGAATCGAATTCGATGGGTGCAATGTTCAGCCGTGAGCTTCAAAGGAACACCGGAACAAGGATTCTCCAGGTCCATAACACAACGAACAAAATGACAAGGATCATCATGCAGTCGGCATTCATCATGTCACGGTTTAATTTCGTTCGAAATGGGGATAACATGAGCGAACTTTTCATCCAGAATATCTTATCATTTAGCAAGGAAGGAAAGAATAAAAACGATGATGCTCCGGATTGTTTGGCAGGATTATCAATATTTGTGCAGTCCATGTTTAAAAATTTATCGTAACTTTGATTAAAATCTAATCAAAAAATGGGATGGATTTAAACCTTTGGGAGAATTTTTTCGGCATTACGTTCAATAGACAAAACAGATTCATCAATCAGGCGAATCAATTAATGCCGTACTCAAATCAAATTTGGGGTGTTAAGAAAGCCGTTTGGATCGATACCAATAACGCATGGGAATGGTTCATGACTATTCCTGAGTTAAGGGCGGTGATCGACAAAAGGGCATCGATGATGTCATCAAACGAGGTGAAAATGTACGATGCCAACGGTGAGGAAATCACCGAGCATTGGTTCCTGGACCTTGTAAAGCATCCAAACCCGGTGCAGTCATGGTCCGATGTCGTGTATTCCTTATCGGTAAATGATGCGCTTTATTCCAATGCATTCGGTTATTCACCGGTTAGATCCTTTGACATTCGCAATATGTTTGTTCCGTTACCTTCCAACAAGGTGCAGATATTGACATCCGGAAAGACATTGAAGCAAATGGATGTCGATGGGCTTATCGATGGGTACAGATTTGAATACGATAACAACGCATTCGAATCACTCGATTTAAAGGATGTGATATACCTTACAACGAACGATGGGATGAACCTAATCCGACCAACAAGCCGAATCGATGCGCTCAAATATCCATTGAGTAACATTAAAGCTCAATACAATAAGCGAAATGTACTGCTTGAAAACATCGGAGCCATAGGTATATTATCAGCGCAGAACTCCGACATCGGAGGGGCGATCCCAATGACACCAGAGGAAAAAAGACAAATCCAACGGGATTGGTACAACCGATCTAAAGACGAGGTGATCATCACCGAATCGCAAGTGAATTGGCAGTCGATGAGTTATCCGACACGGGACCTCATGCTATTTGAGGAACTGAATGCGGATAAGATAGCCATTATAGATGCATACGGAATGAATGTGAATCTGTTTTCAAGTGAGCAGGGAACAACCTTTACCAACGTGAGGGATTCGGTTCGAATGGTTTACACCGATACAATCATTCCAGAAACGCAACAAATGTACGATACTATCGCACACCAAATGGGGTTGGATAAGCAAGGCATTTCGATAGTTGCTGATTTCAGTCACCTTCCGGTATTGCAGGATGATGAGCAACAAAAGGCACAAGCAATGAATACACGAGCCGATGCGCTTACTAAAATAATCAATGCCGGAGTGGTGTTGAATGATGATGAGAAACGAGCATTGTTAAGAATATGAAAGGAAATAATTATCAAACCAAATCGGCATCCGAAATAAAGGACTTGGATAGCAGCAAAAGACAAGTTGCAATCTACTTGGCAAAGTTCGACAACATCGATGCTGATAATGACATGATCAAAAAGGGATCATTCACAAAGTCGATTCAGGAACGAGGACCGGAAGCATCATCGAACAGACGTATCGCATACCTACGTTGGCATGATTGGGAAAAGCCAATAGGCAAATTCTTGAGCTTATCGGAGGATGACTATGGTCTGTTTGCGGTTGCTCAATTAGGTCAATCACAAATAGGTGAGGATGCGTGGAACGATTACAACGATGGAATTATCCGGGAACATTCAATCGGATTCCAATACATTCAGGACAAAATGCGATGGATCGATGACATGAACGCACCGGCACAAGGCTATTGGATGATCTCGGAACTAAAGTTATATGAAGGATCCGCAGTCACATTCGGTGCAAACGAGAACACAAACGTGGTTGAGGTGATGAAATCGGAGCAGAAAATCGAAAAGGCTGTAAAGATATCGGAACAAATCGACACCTTAATAAAGGCACTCGCAACCGGAAAAGGTAGTGATGACCGTTTATTTGAAATGGAAATGAAAGTGAAATACCTGAACTCACAGTTGTTGTTACTTGCTAAAAGTGAGCCGATCATTAAAGATCATTCGCCAATTATCGAGCCAACAAAGCCGGAAGGCTTCAATTGGGAATCAGTTTTGAACAATTTATAAACAACAAAAACAAAACAAAGTGGAAAACAATTTGACACCAGAACAAGTAGTTGAAAAGATCAACGAAAAGTTCAATGAAAAATTGGCAGGAATGCCAACAAAAAGCGACGTTGATTCGCTAAAAAGTGATGTTGAAACCCTTAAAGGTTTGACAGAAAAAAGTACTGAAATCGAAAAGGCTATTGCCAAGTTCGAAGGCAAATTGGAAGGAATGTCCGAGAAAGGATTCCGTACCGAGAAAGCTCCAAAAAGCACACGCGAGGCATTGACAAAAGCATACAAGGAAAATGCTGAAAAGATCAATGAAATGGTTGGTAAAGGTCAAACATTCTCTTTGGAGGTAAAGGCGCTTTACGATACAACAATCGATGGGGATTACACGGGTAACGTAGCATTGTCTACATTGGAGCCGGGTGTATCGAAAATTGCTCGCCCGAGAATCCGAGTTCGTGACATCGTGAACATGGGAACAACGGGATCAAAGTTCGTTACATACATCAGCCAAACAAACCAAACGGCTGCAGGATGGGTGAACGAAGCAGGCGAAAAAATCAGCGGTCAGCCTTCATACGAAGAGGTATCTGTTGAGGTTGTTAAGGTTGCCGGAACGGTTAAAATTTCGAAGGAAATGTTGGCGGATCTTTCTTTCGTACAATCTGAAATCAACTCCGATTTGATGGCATCTGTTGATCAGGCAATCGAGGATGGAATCATCAACGGTGCGGTTGGTGGATTAACGGGAATCATCTCGGTTGCTCCTGCGTTCAACCCTGGTACATTTGCCGGTGCGGTTCCTTCTGCAAACCTTTCGGATGTTATCCGTATCGCAGTTGCTCAAATCGAACAAGCGAACTTCAACGCAACGCATGTTGTATTAAACCCTGCGGATGTTGCTGCATTGCAGTTGACAAAAACAGCAACGGGTGAATACACTTATCCAATGTTCATGATGGAGATAACAACAATCGCAGGATTGACGATCATCTCTTCAACAAACATCGCAGCCGGAACATTCCTTGTGGGTGATTTCACAAAGTGTAACGTAAGAATGCGTGAGGCAATGAACCTTCAGGTTGGATATGTTAACGATGATTTCCAAAGAAACATGGTAACGATCCTTTGCGAAGCGAGATTGGTGGAGTATGTGAAGGATAACGATGTTGACGCATTCGTATCTGATTCCATCGCAACTGCAATCGCAGCAATCGACTTGGGAGCATAATTTAAGTTAATGGGGAGGCTTGTTCCTCCCCTTTCAAATTAGCATCGAAAATGGAAAAGAAAACTCGCAGAAAAAAGAAGGATTTGGACATTGATTTGAAGGTGAACAATGCTGATGTGAGCATCGAAAGGAACGAAACCGGAACAACTATTGAGGTTGATTCGGATGTTGTGGATGTAACATACCACAAGGATCAGGAAGGCAACGTAAAAATTGACGTTGAAATCGATGACAAAGTGATCTATGAATTCGTTTCGAATGGAGCAAGTAAGCACATGCCAAAGGGAGCAATCTTTAAGGTATCGGGAGCCATGTTAAAATTGTTCGTCAAAAGGGGATTTGGTAAACTAAAAAAGTAAAGGAATGTACGTTACAGTCAGTCAATTCGTTAACAAATATCAACTATCACTCGGGATGTACGACACGGGAAAAATTCAGTCGTATATTGACCGATACGAAAAGCGGTATTTGATTGAGTTACTCGGGCCGGATTTATATGATCAAATGGTGGCAGACACGATTTCGGGAACACCGCAATCACCCAACTTCACATTCATATACAACCCGTTCCACGTTACGATATCACCGCTTTCAATGTTGATCAGCGAAGGGATTGAACAGATGTTACTTGGATTCATTTATTTTGAGTATTCCAAAGACCTTGTAAACCAAATGACACCGTACGGAAACGTGAAGCCATTGGCTGAAAATTCCACGGTTGTTGCCGGAAATAGTACGATGATCTACAATAGATACAACGAAGCGGTCCGAACGTACCGAACCATTCAAACGTATATTGCTTTGAATCGTACAATCGACAACGGTGAGATCCTGAAAATTCAGGTGTTAACTGATGGCACGGGATGGACCGAGGATGTGAATGATGTAACGGTAACGGGTGGAACGGGAACGGGTGCAACCTTTGATGTTCAGTACATGCCAGAAAACGGAATCTATACTCTGTTTGCAACGGTGAAACAAGGCGGAAAGAATTACACGGTGAACGATGTATTGACCTTACAAGCCTTTAACAACGATGCAACGATTCGGGTTCTGGGTGTGAGTGGGGGTGATTATTCACTCTTTAACGGGATTCAAAAACAGTTTAACTATTGGTTATGATCGATTTGATTTCCTCACATATTGGCGAAATAGTTTCCAACATCAACCTTGTCATTGTAGGCGAGGTGGATAACAACATCGGAAAGAATACGTTTTGCCAAACGAAATGGGCGAGAAAGGGAAAGCGAATCCAAAACATGGATACCTTATTCACGTTTAACATTATCAATGTTGAGGAAGATTATTACATCGATGCGCTCCCGGTTGGTGCAGGAACATTCCAATCAGGACCATACGAACTACCGGCTCCCTTCTATATTCATGGAACAAAGAAAGCCACGAATAGGGAATGGACCATTTCAACGAATGACCTTACACAAAAAACACCAATCATTTGGTTGCTCGGTCCGGTACGATACACGGCATTCGGTCGGGAAAGTTCAAAGGAATATGAGGCGGATTTGAGATTATTTTTTCTCGATGAAACGGATCCAACGAACTACTATACCGAGGATCATTTAGAACAAGTGGTTTGGCCTATGGAACAACTCGCAAATGAGTTTCTTTTGACCTTACAGAATGATTCGAACTATGCGACAATTGACCAATGGGAGGTCATTGAATTTTCAAGGTTTGGAACGGAGCAAGATAACGGCTTTTTCCAAAACATTTTGGATGCTAATTTGTCAGGGGTGGAACTGCGATTCACATTGACAAGGTATAAAAACAATATTTGTAAATGCTAAAAAATAGAAAAAATGGCAATAGGATGTAATTGCAATGCAGGACTTTCCAACACGGGGAGACCGAATTGCGTACCGATTCAATCGGTAACAACAAAGCTTATCATGGTTCCGCTTACTGCGAACGATGGTATTAAAAACTACATCGACCTTACTTCACCGCTTCCAACGTGGAATTCTTTGGTGAATGAGGCTGATGCATCAAAAAGATGGTTTCCCCTTCCGGTGTTCGAAAATGTCGAACTACCAAAAGCGGATTCACAATTCGAGGAAGCAAACTCTGGGCGAATGGTATTCCTTCGTCAAGGGAAAAGATCCTTTTCAGGTGAACTTTGGGCTGAGGATTCATCACCAACTTTATTGAGCAAATTGCAGAACAATCGTTGTGTTGATTTCGGTGTGTACATCGTTGACACGGCAGGAAACTTGGTAGGATCAAAAGTGAATGATGCGCTTTATCCAATCCCGGTTGACAATCCTTCCTTCGATCCAAAGTACATGTTTGCAACTGATTCGACAACGTCAAAGATTATGGTCGCATTCGACTTTGATCGTTTGTTTGACGAGGGTACAATGTACATGATCACGGCATCGGAAGCAGGTGTTGACTTCAACGATCTTTCAGGTTTGTTGGATGTGAACTTCCTGAATGGAACGGTTGGTGCAACAACTTACACAGCTGATTTGAAATTGGATTACGGAACGGCTTTGAACCTTATCGCATTCAGCGGTGCGGTATCGGCTGATTTCGACCTTTACAACAACACAACTGCCGGTACGGTTGCGGTAACATCTGCGGAAACAACTCCAGGATCAGGCAATTACACGTTCACATTCGCTGCACAAACAACGGGTGATTCGTTGACATTGTCAATTGATAAGGATGGATTCACCGGATCAGTAACATTCACTGCGGTATAATGGAGTTCATTCAAGTTGGCAGGGTACAATTCCACGTTGATCACTTGAAGGATCAAACATTGGAGGATTGCAAGGTATTCTTTGCACACATCAATGGGGAAATTGTGAAAAAGGCATGGAAGATTGCCAACCCTAAAAAGACAAAGAAGGGTGCAACCGAATAAACAACCATAGTAATAAAAGAGGGGGGGTGACATAAAACGCACCCCCTTTTTTTTTAACTTTGATTGATGATTGATTTGATGGGTACACAATTAGGGGCAATGTTGAACCGGTCGAGGTCGGTCGGTCCTGAATACCTATGGGTGAAAATCTTTTCAGATAAGGAATTGCAGGAAATTATTCTTGATTACATCAAATGGGATCAGCTTTATGCAGAAGGTGTTGACGAGGATAACGAGGTGATCGGTACATATTCGGAGTTTACCGAGTGGATCAACCCGACAAAGACTGCCGGAACACCTTACACCCTTTACGATACGGGTGATTTTTACAATTCAATGATCATTCGGGTATTCAGAAAGGAAATTGAGATTGATGCGGATGCAATTAAAACAGATGAAAGCGGAGAAACAACAGATTTATTCAATGAATATGGTATTGGCATTGTTGGACTTACTGAGCAAAGCAAAACGAAACTTATCGAGGAACTCAAGGAAAGATATAACCGTGAACTCATCAAATTATTTCACGGGATTAGATGACATTCCTTTGCATAATTGGATGAAATGTATGGAAGGGGAAATAAACTTCGTGAGAAAGGCTGAAAATGGCACGAATGAGGATGATATAAAGGCATGGGAACTGATATTCGATGAATACCTGGCTGAATTCGGGCTTGGTCCGGTACAAAAAAAGATTTATTCGGCAATGAAAAAGAAAGCATTGTTGGAATTGGACTATGTGATCACGGGTGATCGGTTCAAACTGACTGAAATTGAGATTGAGGTGCAGAAATTGGAAGGTATTTTGGCGAATGCAGGGAACGGAATAGGGGTGAATCAGGCATTGGTCTACATGAGTAAGTGGTTAGGCAGTTGGATCAATCCGAAAAGCATCACGGCAAGGGAATATTTTACACTTTTGGGTGAATATAATAAGGCAAACAAATAAAAATGGCAAAGAAAATAACATCGCAGGACCTTTTCGAAGGGGATATATTTGCAACGGTCCGGGAATCGGTTGAGCAAACTATCGGAAAGATTCAAACTTTGAATAGTGAGTTGACCGAATCGGCAAAGCTCATGAAGGGTTCCGCTTCTGGAATCAAAACGGATAGCGCAAAAGGTCAAAAGGATTTCAACAAGTTCACGCAGGAAGCGAACCAACTGAAACGGGAAAAGATTGAACTCGAAAAGCAGGAGGCACAACTTCAGGCTTTATTGAACAAGGCAAAGCAGGAGGAATTGAAGGCAGCAAAGGCAGCAAATGTCGAAGCCGAACGACAAGCCAAAGCACAAGACAAGGCGGTGAAACAAGCACAAGCGGAATCGAGCGCATACGCACAAAAATCAAAGCAATTAAGGGAACTCGAAAGCATGGAAAGACCTTGCCGTACAAAACAAAGAAAACACCGCTGATGCACAAAAGTTACTAACTGAAATTCAGGATCTCGATGCCGAATTAAAGGCGGTTGATGCAACGGTCGGACAACATCAAAGGAATGTCGGAAACTATGGCGAGGCAACGCAGAACTTAAAGAAGGAATTGCGTGAGTTAACGAAGGCACTCCAAACGATGGAATCAACCGATCCGAGATTCCAGGAAATGGCAATCAAAGCCGGTGAATTAAAAGATCAAATTGCCGATACACAAGCCATTGTAAAAAGTACGGCAGGAACGGCAGTTGAAAATTTAGGTACGGGATTAGCCAAAGCCGGAAAAGTCGGAATAGATGCATTTGCAGGAATGACCGGAGCAATGGGATTATTCGGTATTCAATCGGAGGGAGCCATGCAAACGATGGCGAAACTTCAGGAACTCGCTGCCATGTCGGATGCGCTTCAAAGTTTGGGCGCATTGGGTGACACGATGAATGAGGTCAAGGCTTCGTTTATTGCAGCAGCAACGAAACTCGGATTGTTCAGCGCAGCAAAGAAAGCGGACACGGCAATCACTATCGCACAAGATGGGGCAACAAAGGCAGCGACAACATCAACAAATTTACTCGGTAAAGCCATGACTGCGCTTCCGATTGTGGCAATCATTGCCGGAATTGCAGGACTTGTCGCAATGGTATACAACCTTGCATCAGCCAATGCCGAAGCGAGAAGGCAACAAGACCTTTTGAAAAAAGCAAATGAACAAGCAGCAGCAAAAACAAATAAAATAACTGAATCAAACAAAAAATGGGTTGAGGAACAAAAGAAGTTGTTGGATCGAGATATTCGACAAAGAAAAATTGCAGGTGAAAACGTTGATAAATTAGAAAAGGAAAGGCTTGAAAGACAAAAGAAGATTGATCGGGATGCAGTTGATCGAATCAAATATCAAATGAAAGTGCGTAATGAACAATTAACGCAAATGCTTTTATTACAGGATGAGGAAAAAGAAGAGGGTAACCAAAGAATGGCACGAATCAAAATGGGTGAAATTTTACGAAAGGATTTTGGTAAAACGGAAGCTCAAACAAGCACACTTACTGATTCCTATTTTTTATTCAATGCTGAAGTTCAAAGGTTAACTGAGGAGGTTGTATTATTGAGCGAATCAAAACAAGAATTTCAGGATATATTGGAGGATTCAGATTTGAAACTTCAAGAATACAATGTTGAAGTTAAGAACCATACTGTAAATGTACAAGGCAACACGGCAGCGACAAAAGAACAAACCAAAGCCATGAAGGATGCGAACGATCAAATTGAACGTACAATATCACTCATGAATGAAACGGATGCATTGGTTGAGGAAATCGGACTTTATGAAGCCGGTGAAAATATCAGTTCCGCAGTTCAATCACAACTTGATGGGATTGCTCAATCAGGGCAATACTCGATTGATATTATAGATCAGCTTATCGATCAGGAATATGAATTGAGAAAGGCAATCCTGGAACGTCAATATCAACAAGCCATTGAAGGTGCAACAACGGAGCAGGAGGTATTAAATGCTCAAATGCGTTACAATCATGAGGTTGAAAAACTCGATAAGGAAACAAAGGATAAAAAGGAACAGATATACGATGAACTTGAAACTGCGCAGGAAGATTACGATGCGAAAAGATTAGAAAGCGAACGAACTACAAATGAGGCATTAAAAAAGAGTGCGGAAGAAACGGCAGCGGAACGCAACAAATGGGCCGAAGCGGTTGCCAATTATTTCATCGAGCAGTCGAATAGAAAGATTGCACAAATCGACAAAGAAAAGGCAGCAGCAGAAAGCCAATTTGAATTTCTTAAACAACTTGCAGCGCAGGGCAATATCGATGCAAAAGAATCCCTTGCCGAACAACAAAGAATAATTGACGAGGCGAATGCAAAGAAGGAACGGGAATTGAAAAGGCAACAACGTATTAAGTTAGCCGAAGCCATTTATTCAACGTACAATTCAAAGGTTGCAGCAGGATCCGAAAACCCACTAATGGAAACCATGCGTGATGCTGCGTTGCTTCAACAATTCATCATGTCACTACCGACATTCTTTGATGGAACGGAGGACACCGGAATCAATGGAAAAGGTGTCGATGGCAAAGGTGGATTCCATGCAATCCTTCACCCGAATGAAAGGGTTATCCCGAAATCATTGAATGACCATATCGGAGGGATGAGCAACGAAGCATTAACCAAACTTGCAATGGAATACCAGGCAGGAAAAGTAGTGCGTTCGGATAGTCAAATTGGTTCGGCTTATGAAACGGCATTGCTCGTTAATGAGGTCCGAGATTTAAAGGATGTGATCCGAAACAAACCGGAAACGAATATCGAACTTGGCGAAATTACGCAGTCAGTTATGAACATCGTAAAGAGTTCAAAGCAAGGACACACAACAATTTACAACCGTTACCGCATACGATCATGAGGCACTTTCTAAATGACATCGAAATCACTCCCAGAAA